CGCAGGTTTTACAGCACCAACAGAGCCATTCCAAAATGACGCAAATACACTGCTTCTACTACATTGTAATGGCACTGATGGTGACACAGACTTTATAGATGATAACGGAACATATTAAGGAGTAAACAATGACCTGGCTAACTACTACAATTGATACAACACATTTAGACCAAGATACCGACTTGGTTGTTCTTGCTCGTCCTGCTATTAAGAACATGGCAGACTCTGTTAACACTATTAAAGACGCATTTTCTATCAATGTTATCTCAAACAATCAAGGTCTTAGATATAATTCCTCTACTGACACCATAGAGCCATATACAACCACTGCGGTGGTAAATGCTTTTACCAAACAGCAGTACATAGCACAAGGAACATTAACCCCAGGTAGTTCTATTAGTTGGAACCTAGAAGACAACCAAAATGCTCAAGTTACACTTAATCAAAACGCAACATTGAGCAATCCGAGTAACCAACAGGCAGGTGCTGTTTATGTACTAATTGTAAAACAAGACTCTAATGGATCTAGAACACTAAGTTATGGATCAGCATATAAATTTGCCAATGGCATTACACCTGTTTTAACCACAGCACCTAACAGTATTGATATGTTGGTATTCTATTCAGATGGTACCAATATGCTAGGCACTGTACAAAGAGGTTTTGCCTAATGTTTGGAGCCAGGTTACTCAGCGGTGGGGTACAGGTAACAGAAAACCCTACTGCCACATTTGGTAATACTGGCCTTTCAGCAGGTACCGGTATTACTGTTATGTTTACAGGTAATATGGTAACTGAAGATACGGAAAATGTTCTAACTGAATTTAACCAATATGATGGCAGTACCACAGAAGAAACTGTGATATGTTCTGGTGTAACACTAGAACCTGGCACATATTATGTTAAATTAAAATCAAATGATTATGATACTACCTTTTCAGGAACAACTTACAATCTTTCTGTTAGGTATTACGATGATTTTACTGCTCTAACTAACCCAATTAGTGGAGCATCGCAAAGTTTAACTCTAATAGATGTTACAAATGGAGTGAAAACTATTACGTCTGACGGAGCGTTTCTGTTAACAAACTATGATGTACCATCACCTAGTGGTAGTACAACATCGGGAACAGATATAACTCTGTTAAACTTTTTCGCAGTAACACAGAAAGCGTCTGGTGCGGCACAGGCGACTGGATCTTGTGAAATTGAATTTATTGCCGTTTAAATTAAGGAGAAAAAAATGTCGGCTTCCTCAAATTATTTGGAACAAAAATTACTAGACCATGCTCTAGGAACAGCAAGTTTCACATCCCCAACAACAGTGTATGTGGGCTTGTTTTTAAACACCAGTGGTAATGCGGCTACTAACCTAGAAGCAGGAACACTAACAGACGAAGTACCAACAGCAGGTTCAACTGCCTATGCCAGACAGTCAATTACTTTTGGCGCAGCCAGTTCACCAGGCGGTTCTGCTTCTAATGATGCTGTAATTACTTTCCCAACTGCTACAGCAGATTGGAATACAGTAAGTCACGTAGCAATTCTTGACAGTGGCACAGCAGGTGCGGGAAATGTACTTTTTTATGGTGCTTTGGATTCTAGTAAGGAAATACTGGTCGGAGACACTTTTGTTATACAGGCTGCTAACCTAACTATAACTTTAGCCTAATATAGGAGTATGCCGTGGCAGACTCTAGGTATTTAGAAGAAGGCTATTTTGATAGCGGGTATTTTGTATATACTGCTAACGCAGTGTCTACTCAATTCCCTACTGCTTCTTTAACCTGTTTTCCAACGGTATCTAAATCATCTAGTTATTTTAGAGATGATTACATAAGTGATGGTTATTTTGCCTCTATACATGAGTCATATGCTGACTTAACTGCTAGTTCTAGTCTAACATTACAGTTAGAAATACTAGGCAGTGCCAGTTTATCTACCAGTATTACACAAACTTCTAGTGGTGCTGTAGGTAAAACAGGGTCAGGATCATTCTCGGTTACAGGCAGTGTTACAGGTACACCTGAAAGACAACGCCAAGCGTCAGGATCATTTAGTACCACAAGTTCATTAACTGCGTCAGCAGCCAGAACAAGAGGTGGTCAATCACAGAATAATTCTGTGTCCACAATACTAACTTCAAATGCTAACTTTGAAGCAGGTGGAACAGCGTCAATAGACACTGCGTTCTTCCCCTTTATCACAGCATTTAGAAACAGAGGTATTGTATTTGACAATAAACCTTGGGATTTTGAAAACAGAACTTGGGCTACTTGGTATGCTCAAACTTGGGGATTCAATAAATTTACAATTGAAGCCACAACGTCACTGAGTGCTAGTGGTGATAGGCGTCCTGGATATGTTGGTCAACCACTTTTGGCAGAATTTGGTTTATCAATTACACCAAATGTTGGTAATACAAAAACAGCCAGTGCTACATTAAGTGATGCGTTTTCGACTACCTTTACAGGCACAGTAGGAAATACAGAATTAGCCAGTGCTACACTTAACAGTGAAGCCACAATGGCTACAGCCTCTGTTTATACAGCAGGAGGCACTGCTACACTAGATTCAGAAAGCAGTCTAAGTGTTATTGGTGGTAGACGTGTTGGTGGTATTGCTACACTAGGATCAGAAGCAACTATATTTGCTAATGGTATAGCACAGGTATTAGGTAGTGCTACTCTATCAAGTGAATTTGATATAAGAATAGTTACACCAGCCTCAGGATTCTTGTTCCCAACTGCTACACTGGAATGTACACCTAAGGTAGGACAAACAGAACTGTTTAGTGCTACACTAGAAACCAGTACAAACTTAGCCACGCAGGCTAATATGATAGCAGTAGGCAGTGGTAGTTATTCAGTAACTGCTGTACAGGAAACTGTAGGCAACTACCAAGCAAGCGGTGTCGGTGAGTTTGACAGTTTTGTGTCAACACTGGCAGTAGGTAAATTAATAACATTTGATCCCCTAAGGGAAGTAGATGTAACACAAGAGACTAGGATTCTCAAAGTATATAGAGAAACTAGACTGAATTTAGTAGAACAAGAAACTAGACTGCGTAAAATACGCCAGGAGTCTAGTACATTAGAAGTAGAACAAGAAACTAGGAATTACGCGGTATTAGACACTGCGTTTTCAGAAAGATAATAGGAGCAACCAGTGACTGATATAACAGGATTCAAAAAAGATTATGATGGATCTTATATTCAAAAAGATCCAGGAGCAGAATTAACCTATACAATTGATTGGACCAATTGGGTAAGTGATTCTGATAGCCTAAGCACTGCCAGTTTCACCGTAAGCACAATATCAGGAGATAGTGCGCCTGTGGTAGTAGAAGCAAGTGGTGTGGTAGTAGGTACAGACAAAGCATATGTAACACTTAGTGGTGGCACAGATAAAGAAACATACACTGTGACAAACACAATTACCACTTCAAATGGTGATACAGATGTTAGAAGATTTAAGATACAGGTATTGAATAGGTTCGCATAATGCCATTAACTAAAGTTCAATCACGAGTAGCCAACAATGACACTAGATTCCGTGTATTTTTAGGGGGAAGAAGGGTAGGCAAAACCGTATTGGGCATTAGAGAAATATGTAAAGCGGCAGCAGAACCAAATCAAATGTGTTGGGCAGTATGTCCAAGTTATAGACAAGCAAAAAATGTTTGGTGGCAACCCCTTAAAAATAAATTGATAAAATTACGTTGGGTCAAAAAAATAAATGAATCCGAATTAACAATATCACTGGTTAACGGCTCAACAATCTGCCTCAAAGGAGCAGAAAATTTTGACAGCCTTAGAGGAAATAAAATTCATATGTTAGTGTTAGATGAATTTGCCGACATTAAACCTCAAGCATTTTTTGAATCACTGAGACCAATGTTATCAGACACACAAGGTAGAGCATTGTTTTTAGGCACACCAAAAGGACGTAATTGGGCCTATGATCTTTTTAATCTAGAACACGTTGATCCTGAATGGATAAGTTTCTCCGCAACCACTCTAGAAGGTGGCAATGTACCACCAGAAGAAATAGAAAGTGCTCGTAGACAGTTAGATGAAAGAACCTTCCAACAAGAATACGAAGGCAGTTTTGTAAATTACTTTGGTATCATATACAACTGTTTTGATAGAGAACATAATGTTAAACCATGGGAACAAGAACAACCAAAAATACTACACATTGGTATAGACTTTAACATTGATCCTATGACTGCTACTGTATTTGCTAGAGAAGACGACATATTACACGTGGTAGATGAAATAAGAATATTTTCTTCTAACACTGATGAATTGGTAGATGAAATTAAATCAAGATATCCAAACACAAAAATATTTGCCTATCCTGATCCTGCTGGTAGAGCCAGAAAGTCAAGTTCAAATGGTAAAACTGACTTATATATTTTACAAAACGCAGGCTTTATAGTTAAAGCCCCTAGTAGGCACCCAGCAGTGAGAGATAGAATTAATTCAGTTAATTCAAGACTATGTTCAAGTAGCGGCGAACGTAGATTATTTGTAGATCCAAAATGCCGTTACACAATTGAAAGCCTTGAAAGACAAACATACAAAGAAGGAACTACACAGCCTGACAAAGACTCAGGATATGATCACCAAAATGACAGTTTAGGTTATTGTGTACATTATCTATATCCAATAAGAAAAGATATAGGTCAACAAACTATACCACAAAGGTGGCAACATCAAATAGGAGCATGAAATGAACGATTATGATAAACTGCTCAGTTCAAATGAGCAATACGACAAACACTATAATAGGTGGAAATATCTATTACACAGTTATATGGGGGGAGAGACTTACAAAAAAGGTGAGTATCTATCAAGATATCAAATGGAAACAGAAGTTGAATATCAAGAACGACTCTCAGTTACACCACTTGACAACCATGCCAAAGGTGTAATAGAAATTTATCAATCGTTCCTATTTAGAAATCCTGTTTATAGAGATTTTGGAAGTCTTGAAAATGACACTGTCTTACAACCGCTCCTTGAAGACTGTGACTTAGACGGACGTTCATTTGATGCTTTTATGAAAGATGTTTCAGGATATTCAAGTATATTCGGCCACTGTTATGTTGTTGTTGCCAAGCCACAAACTAATGCTAGAACAAGAGCAGAAGAATTACAACAAGAAGTGCGTCCTTATGTGAATGTGTT